GATTCAACTTCTACTTCCAGAACTGGTAAAGATGTAAACTTCAACCAGTGGACTGTTTTGGATATGTCTTTGGGTCAGTATATCTCTTCTCAGTTTGAATTGCTTGAAGCGATCAAAATGGAGTGGGAACAACTGATGGGTATTACTCCACAAAGGCTTGGAAATATTCAAGCTTCTGCTGGTAAATCCACAACAGAAAGAGCAGTATTTCAATCTTCTGTAATAAGTGAGGAACTATTCAGAAAATTTGAAGGCTTCGAACAAACCGAAATGCAGGGTCTCTTAGATCTTTCGCAAATAGCATGGGTTGATGGCAAGAAAGGAATGTACATCAATTCAGATGGAAAAAATGCTGTTTTGAATATTGATCCTGAAACTTTCCCACATGCAGAACTTGGAATATTTGCCTGGTACTCTGCTGAAGAGAAAGATAAGCTCGAAGCCTTACGTCAACTCAGTTTGGAATTTACCCAGAACGGTTCTAAACCTTCTACTATTGCTGAAATACTTGATGCTAAGAACTTTGCTAAAATCAAGTCTATTCTTAAAGAAGTTGAAAAACGTCAGGAAGAATTTGAACAGGCACAAGCACAAGCACAACAGGAAGGTGCTGAAAGGTTAGAACGGATACGGATCGAAGATCGTGAAGATCAGCAAGCTTTCCAGGCTGAACTTAAAGAAAAAGAACTTCAGAATAAAATTGATTTAAAACTGCTGGATAAAGATTCCGGCGATGAAAGTATCAAATCTGAAGAGCTAAAAGAAAAGGAAAGATCTAATCGGGCGAAAGAAGACATTGAAAGAGAAAAACTTAAAATAGAACGTGAAGTACTAAAAGTACAAGAACGGATTGCAAAAATGAATGCTAATAAATCAAAAGTAAAGTAGTATGGAATTCAATTTGGATAATGTTACAGTAGAAGATCTCTTTGGAGAATCAACAGAAGAGATTCAAGATGATCCTAAGTCTCAAGATTCTAAACCATCGGATGATCCAAATCCTGATGAAGATGATGATCAGGAAGGTTTGGATGAAGGCGGTGATGGAACAGATGGTTCTGGTGATGACCCTGATGGTGATAAAGACGGTGACGAAGGTGGTGATTCAGATAATGATGGCGATCAAGATAATGATGATGGAGGAGGTGAAAGCCTGATTTCAGAAATCTCAGCAATGCTTGGCTATGAAGTTGAAGGAGAATTCGAAGAATCGGTAGAAGGTATTGCTCAATACACGAAGAAAGTTGCAGATCAGATGGCTAACCAAAAGTTTGCAACACTGTTTGAAAAATTTCCTGCTGCCTATGAATTCATTCAGCATTTAGCTGCCGGTAAAAGTCCTGGAGATTTTAGTGTGTCTGATGAACCTTCGTATGTCAATACAGATGTCAAGTCTGCTTCAGATGATACTTTGAAACAGCTTGTAAAGGATTCAATGAAAATCCAGGGTTATGAGGATGATGAAATTGAGGAAGCATTGACTGATTATGAAGATACAGGATTGCTCAAAAACCAGGGAAAGATTGCTCAGAATTTCCTGAAGAAACACTATCAAAAGGAAAAAGCTCGTAAGCAACAAGAACTTGAAGCTGAAAATCAAAGGATTAAAGAACAGCAAGAAAGAACTATTTCCGAAGTAAAAGAAACTATTCAATCAGGCGTGCTCGGTGGAAATTTTGTAATTCCTGAAAAGGAAAAATCAGAATTCCAAAAATGGATGTTCTCAGCTGGTAAAGATGGTAAAACTGCTCGTGATGCAGATATGGCAAAAATGACCGTAGCAGATAAACTTGCTTTGGAATATTTGTATTTCAAGAAATTTAATATCAACGATATAGCTCTAAAGAAAGCCAAAAGTCTTAACGCGGAAAAACTTCGTGAACGACTTAAAACCACTAAACCTAAAAAGATGGGTACAGGTGCAAGGGTAACAGGAAAAACCAGTGTGGATATTCCTGACTTTGGAGCCTTATTCGGATAAAGACCTATTAGTAAACAAGCGAAAGTATAAAGCCTTTTAGTAGCATCAGCCATTAAGTAAATCTCTCAAAGTGTGGGGGATAGCAATATTTATTAACTAAAATTTTTTAAAAATGGCTGCTTCAAACATCGAAAAGCTACGACTTACCTACGATATTTTCAATTCGGATGGTATGACGGACGAAAATTCGCTTGCCAACGCAATGCTCACCCAGCCGGATAAGCTATCCCCAGTGATTACGCACCTGGCTGGTCGTGAAGACAGGCGATTCCCGCTGTCCTTCTTAACTGAAGGAATGAACAATGTTAAAGAACTCAATGACATTGAGTATGATTATCCGGTAATGGGTCGTCTGACCAAAGCTGTAATGGCTGTTGCTGTAAAGGGTAATGGTATCGGTGGATCACGGGTTTATTTAACATTTCCAGAAAAACGTTTTGTAAAACAGTACATCATTGAATCCAGTGATGGTTTACAGCTTCGCATCGAAGATGATGCAGTAGAAGGTGATGGTGGCTGGGTATATCCCTGTGTCATCGCTTCTATGGAGCATGAAACTATTTTGGAATCTGATGTAGTTGGAAAAATGTGGAGCCAGTTGTTTGCTCCTGTTACTCCTTATGGTGGTTCTACTGGTAACGAAAGCTACTGGTCAGCTCCGTCCATGATGCGTAACCAAATTACTGCTATTCGTAAATCTTACCGCTTTGAAGGTAATGCTCAAAACCGTGTTGTAAACATTGAGTTCAATGTTCCTGGTAAAGGCAAAACTTCTCTTTGGGTAGATTTCGAAGAGTGGCAGTATATGCTGCAATGGAAAGAGGAAATTGAAACACTTTACTGGTATTCTCAGTACAACCGTACTAAAGAAGGTAAAGTACTCCTCAAGGATGCAAACGGTAAGATCATTACCATTGGTTCTGGTGTTTTGGAACAAATTCCTAACTACGACACCTATGCCAAGCTGACTGCCAAAAAGCTTAAAAGTGTTGTTCGTGATGCGCTCTATGGTGCTTCTGATGCTCAGAAAATGAACATTACTCTGTTCACCGGTACTGGTGGTATGGAAGAGTTCGATGATGCAATGAAAGAAGAACTGGCTGCTGGAGCCTACATCAAAAACACCGATCCTAAATCATTCGTATCTGGATCTGGAAGAAACCTTTCTCTTGGTGGATTCTTCACTCAGTACGAGCATGTGGATGGTCATGTTATCACTGTTCGTAAGCTTCCTTTGCTGGACAACGGTCCGAGAGCAAACAACTCTTACAAACACCCTCGTACAGGTTTGCCGCTTGAATCATACCGTATGATCTTCCTGGATATGTCGGTTTATGATGGCGAACCAAACGTGAAAATGGTGAAACAGAAAAACCGTGGTGAAAGGCGTTGGGCTGTTGCCGGTATGGAAATTCCTCGTGGATTCTCCGGTAACAATATCCGTGCTAACGACATTGACGGAGCTTCTGTACACTTCTTCAAAACAGGCGGTATCTCTATTCGTAGGGCTACTAACTGTATCCACCTCGAATGTGTACGTCAATAATCTAAAAAACAAGTATTTAAGGGTACGGTGTAATGCCGTACCCTATTTTAAATTAAAAATAGTATGAGTTCAAAAGTTATAGAAATCAGAAGAAAACCTAATAAAACTAATCTCCCGGATCATCTTTACGAAGATTCTACACGCAGTATTGGCGCAACATTGGGATCTGCCGGAGAAATTGTTCATGGGCTAACTGTGGAAGAAGTTGAAAAATTCATGCCTTCACTTCTTGGCATAAGTCAAAACTCTCCTTCATTTTACAAATCAGTCGAAGACTATTTTGCTTCCTTGTCTCTCAAGGTCGATAATACAGGTCTTCGTCTTGAAATTGGTGTAGATAAAGATGAAAAGCCTATCAACGTTCAGGATTTTATCCATTACAAATTTGCATTGGCTAACCCTAAAGTAGCCGCAACAAAAGACCTTGTAGGTGTTGCATCACAATTCTACATTTATGATCCTAAAGAGGAAACAGAAAAGAAATTTGCTTCATTACAGCGAAGAAAAGAAGCTGAAAGAGAATTTATTAAAGTTACATCTGATTCAAAGAAGATGTTACTTGTACTCACAATTCTCGATCCTTTTGCGCTCAAACTCGACACACAAGAGCAGGAACTCAGACTTGATTCTATTAAAGAGTCTAACCCTGAGAAATTCCTTGCTGTTGTCACTGACAAAGATTTGGAGACAAGAGCATTCCTTGAAAAATGTGTTTCTGCACAGGTAATCAAACGTATTGGAAATATTTACCTGAATGGTGATGAGAAACTGGGTAACACCATGGAAGAAACAATACTTTATTTAAAAGACCCAAAAAATTCTGAAGTGCTTGCAACTTTAAAAGCACGGGTTAAAAACTTTAAATAATTCTGAACTATGAGTACTGAATGGTTTTGGTTTATAATCAGTCTTGCCGGTGTGCTTATTGGAGCACTTGGGAAAATTTTATACCAGATAATCATCTCCTGGCAAAGCAATGTAGAGAAGAGTATCAGTAAACTTTCTATCGAATTACAAGAAAAGTTTTCTGAGAGTCTCGACTCTATAAAAAACCTTTCAGACACTTATCTCAGAAACCAGTTAACACTGTTTGATAAACTCACTGAAGTGGAAAGTAAAATCTCCTTGGTTCAATCCGAGGAGAAAACTTTCCATAATTCATGTAATTCTACTCACAAGGCAATTAATCGGAAGATTAATGCACAAACTAAAAAATTGAATGACCATGAAAGAAAAATTGAGCAGCATGGCGAAGCTATTAAAAGGATTGAAGAATGTCTGGATAAACCTTGTAAAGAAGTTTAACAGAAAAGTTACCATGTATTTTTTGATGTTCGGTTTGGCAACAGTACTGTACATCGGATTTATATCAATTCTAAGCCTTGCTCCTGAGTTTTCAGGTATTCCCTATGCAATTGTAAAGATTGTAATTGGGGTAATTACATTGAAACTTACGGATGAACTAATGCTGTATGAAATTGACACAATGCAACTATTGAAAGAAAATGCGACTGCTTACGCTATTTATATTCTTGCTTACGGGATTATCGTTGCACTCACAGTGTCAGGAGCCTAAACATTTAAAACTTGCGTTATCCTATGAAGGTCATACGGAAGTTAACAAAAACTCTTCTCCTGAAATTGATAAGTTCCTAAAGTACACAGGGTTTCCACCAGGAACACCCTATTGTGCTGCTTTTGTGTCTTCAATAATAGGATGGTCAGATGTTTCTTACCCAAAAATAAAAACAGCTTTAGCTACAAATTTTATTACACCTAAATCTGTAAAAGCTTCTGATGTACTTATAGGTATTAAAAAGGTTAAATCCGGAGATATTATTGTCTGGAGAAAAGGAGAGACAATATTTGGTCATACTGGATTTGTAGTCTCATGGGATCAGAAATCAGGAAAAACCATAGAAGCAAATACCAGTTCAGGGAGCAAAGGATCTCAACGGGATGGCGAAGGGATATATGTTCGATACAGAACTATTATTCCAGGTGCGGCATTTAGAATAACACATTTTACACCTGTTATTTATGAGTAAGGCAGTTTTTATATTAATGGTTGTCTTAATGACTTTTAGTGCCTGTAACAGAAAGATTACAACAGTCATTAAATCAGATAAGAGAACTGTTTTCAAGGATACTTTGTTGGTTGTTTCTATACCGCATCAGGAAGTATCACTTGAAAAACTTATCGAACCTTTAAGAGACTCTTCTTTTTCTGACAGTTTAGAAGTCGAAACAGAATTTGCCAAAGCAAAAACTACAATTAAAAACGGGGTATGGAAGATAGAATTAGAACAAAAGCCTGAACCTGTTAAGGTTAATGTAGAAAATGCTATCAAGGAAACAACAGAATTAATTACTACGGAAACTGAAATTCAAAAGGGTAGGAGTGGTTTAGAATGGTTTGGTATCTATTCTATCATCATTTTATCAATCGTATTGCTGGCAGTACTATTATACATCATTTTAAAGATTAAGCCATGACAACACAAGAAATTCATACTTATATTGACCAGGGACTTCAGAGGATGGGATACTTTGTTTTAGATCATTTCCATAAAGAAGAAATAGATCTTCATATTAATAGTGTTATTCGCACTATGGTTTCTGCTTACCACATGGCTTCTGATTTCGAAAAGATTAACAGTCTGATAAAAACAGCAACCTTTACCTTAAATTTACAGGAAGGTTCAACTTTTATCAGTTTGCCAAAAGATTACTTTGCTTTAAACAGTGCTTCTGCAAAAGCAAAAGTGTCTTCGTGCCAAGCAACACAAGCTTCACCTGAAAAAGTAATACCAGTAATTATTTCCACTCCGATAGACAAGGATACTACTAAACTTAATCCCTTTTCCAGAACATCTGATAAAAAGGTTTTAGCAGCATTATCTAATAATTCAATCGAAGTATTTGGTGATAAAAGGGCTATAATTGGTGTAATTATCCTTAATTATACTTGCAAACCAGAGACTCTTAATGTAATTTCGTATCCAGATAGGGAGCCAAGCCTATTAGTATCAACGCATGATCAGATTGTAGATCTGACAATTGAGAAACTGAAGCGGATAATAGAATCAAGTGTACAGTAATCCTCCCAGCTAAAATAATTCTATTAATATTCAAATCGCTTAAAAATGAAACAGTTAATCGTAGCATCTCTTCCAGCGTTAGCAACTACTGTACAAGATCTTGCTCCTGGTGAAGGAGGTTTTTTGACTGACATCGAAAACCCCAATGCAGTAGCTATTGACCTTGATGGCGTTGATAAGGATGCAAAAATCCAAGTTGTTCACAAAACAAAGAAAGGTAAAGTTCAGGTTTCTCCTGTATTCACACTTAACCAGATTGCTGAAGCACTCTACAAGGTTTACAATGCCGGAACAAAACAAAAATGGACTATCACTCCTGTAATCCCTGCCGTACAGGAAAGGGGAATGGAATGGACAGTTAAATTGGTTGACACAACCGGTGGAAATCTTTCTGTTGATCAGAAATCATTCAATGTTGTTCATTCTGGTGTTGATTTTACAGCAGCTTCTTTGGTAGCCGCTTTCAAAGAAAAAATCAACAACAGTACTTTCAAAGCTGTTGCAACCGGAACGGATACCTTGATTGTAGAAGCTGAAACTCCGGACAATCATTTCTCGGTAGCAGTTGACAACGAGATGGAAAATGCCGGTGTTGTGCTGACCACTAAAGCTATGCCTTCAAGTGGTACCACTGAAAAAATGAAGGAACTGGAAAAACAATGCCAGTCATTCTCAGAAGGTGTTACTAACAAGGTTATGTATCCTACTGTTATTCCTGACAGCGAAATCGCAGACGGAAATTACAACACTCACATCTTTACCCTTATGCTTCCTTACAATGCTAAGGATGGCAATGCGCCAAGGAAATACAACAGGCAGATGCTTTACATTGCATCAACTGTTGCAAACAATCCATTGGGTAAAGAGCTGTTCGATCAGGTTTAATTGAATGATCCCCTTCAATGGGGATCTTCTTTTTAATTTTCAATAATATGTTGTACAGGGCATACATAAATTTTCCAAAAGGTCAGTACCTCACTTTGAGTACATTCCCACAGTCTGATACTCCGGAAGAAGATACCTATATCAGTTGTGATACGGGTGTGGATTCTGAAACTGGAAGGCTTTTTATCGTAGAAACGGTTGAGATGGTTGCCAGAAAATTGCTGGCTTCCCCAAAAGCATACACTTTAAGTGCTGTACCACAACCGTTTAAACATTTATACTATCCTGGCGGAGTTTACAGAATAACTGTTATTCCTGTTGAAGGAATGACTCCTATTGATCTTGATCCTGTACTAAACACTGTTTATGTGGATTTTGCCCTTAAAAAGGTAGCAGAACTGATTATGGTTACTCGTTGCAAAGTTTGTGACGAAGAACTTGGAGAAGTAATGCAGCTTGGTAATGCTATCTTAACCCTTAAACAGTCTGCACAAATAGCTTTCAATGATGGAGAATATACACAAGCATCCAATTTCATTGAAACAGCAGAACGTATGGTGAATAAAGTATTGAAATGTATTGAGGAGTTTATAAATGCAAAACGTAAGTTTCAGTTCTGATTTTAGTTCCGAACAGGAATACCTTCAATCTCTTGAAAGAGATATTGTAAGGCTGAATACTTTTTTTGGTAAGTCGGTTAAGATCGGCAATATCAATAAAGACTTTCAGAAACAGGCTGTGCTTGCCAATTTCCTTTATACAACTTGTTTGATTGATGTACCAAGTGAATTTGAACCGGTAAACGATACTATAAATGTCTGATATTGTAAAACATACAAAAGTTACAAAAGAAGATTTTTCAGTGGAATTCGCTCTGAAAAGTTTAAGGATTGGATTTCCGGTTATCAAGACTTGGATAGTTGGGTGGTCAGTACCTGTCTGTATTCAAAAATTGCCTGGATTTGAAGCTACATGGCTTAATCCTCCTGTATGTGTTTTACAACCTGGTGAAGGGTTTACTGTTAATTGGCAGGAACCAGAATGCATACAACTTCCTTCAAATATGTTTATTGCAGCTTGGGAATCTCCTGAATGTATTGTAGAAAACACTGGGTTCAATGTTTCATGGGAATCTCCTGAGTGCGTACAAACTCAAGTTGGTATTTCTGCCTCATGGCAAACTCCTGAATGTGTGCAAGTGCTTGCAGATCAATTTGTAGCTTCATGGGAAACTCCTGAGTGTATTCAAGAACAAGTAGGATTTACTACATCTTGGGAATCTCCAGAATGTATTCAAACTAATATTGGATTAACTGCACAATGGGAATCTCCAGAATGTATTCAGGAATCAATAGGGTTTACTACTGAATGGCAATTCCCGGAATGTATTCAATCTCAAGTAGGATTTAATGCTTTGTGGGAGTCTCCAGAATGTGTACAAGAATCTGTCGGTTACCAAGCTGATTGGAATACTCCAGAATGTATTCAGGAACAGATTGGAATTACTGCTAATTGGGAATCCCCAGAGTGTATCCAAGAAGAGTATGTTTCCGATCTTCAAGTAGGTGATACTTATGAAGGTGGGCAGATATTCTACATTTTCAATGAATCTGATAACGAATACGAGCCTGATAAAGTAAAAGGGTTAGTATTTAATGATCCTGCTGTATCTAAAGCTTTTGGTTGTTCTGGAGTAGTAGTAGGAACAGACATGTTTAATGGTTCTGCTAATACCCCAAAAATTGCAGATGCATGTGGTGCAGATAATGCCGCTTTATATTGTCAAAACTTTGAGAGTGCTGGATTTGCAGATTGGTATTTACCAGCATCTTCTGAATTGATGCGTTTGGCAGATTCTGGACTTTCAACAGTTCCTGAAGATGTTGAATTCCTTAGCTCTACTGAACCTTCTGGTAGTGAAGCAGACTATGCTGTATCTGTAAAAAGGGTTGGAAGCTCAAATGCATCAGTTAACAAACTTAAAACAGATCTGGTAAGGATAATACCAATCAGAATGTTTACAAAATCAATATTTGGAACTACATAATTATTAAACCTTAAAAATTTTAAAAATGGCTTACGTTTATACAGGAGATGCAAGATTTAAAGTTCTCCGAATTCAAAAAACAGATAGTGGTGGTGTAACCACTTATGACCAAACATTCAATATTTTGGATGCCTTTGCTTCTTTCCAAGCACTTACACCAGACCAATATGCTCAATTATCTGATTCAGATGCCCAGCTGCGTATAAATGCTTTTGTTGATTATGTAGCTGCAATGGCAGAACACGCTGGAATGTCAACTGATGTGGATTTGGCAGCTCTTAAAGCAGGTGCAATCTCTTTAAATAACAATTTATGTCCGCAAGGAGCCATTGAGGGAGGAGCTGCATTTTAGTACAAACCTTAAAA